CTGATGATGATGGAAAAATTACTATTGTTCATTGGGATGGTTCAAGTTTATTATATAACACTACTTCTTCAGATGTATTAGATTTAAATAAATGGCATCATGTAGCTGTTGTTTTAACAGGAAGTTCTCAAAAAATATATGTAGATGGTGCACAGATATTATCAGGTTCAAATACTTTTGATGTTGCTAGTCCAGGAATAGGTGGTGTTTCAGAACCTTTTACTATAGGAGCTTTTAATGCAGGAGCTAGTACTAATTTAGCTTGTAATATAGCTCAAGCTGCAGTATATAATGAGGCTATGACTCAAGAAAAAATACAATCAATAAGTCAAAAACAATATTCAGAATTAACAACTAGTGAAAAAACTAATCTTACATCTTGGTGGGGATTAGATAGTAGTCTAACAGGTCAAAATTTAAGTATAACATTAGATAGTAATAATACAGCAACTACTACAAAATCATTAGAAAATACTAGTATTACACATTCAGTAACTGAAGCAACTAAAATAACAGAAGATACTTTAACAAATGGAAAAGTTTATAAAATAGTTTTTACAAAAACAAATGTTAATACATCAGGTTATTGCAATTTATCACATCAACAAATTGGAGCAGCTCATACTCAAATAATGAATATTACTTCTTTAAGTGGAACTTTAACATTTTATTATAGAGCTGTTGTTTCAGGTAGGCATTTAACTATTCAGTCAGGTGGAGGTGGCACTCAATGGGCAGGAACTATAGATAACATCTCAGTAGAAGAATACGATGGTAATCCAGGAGAATTATTATAATGGCAACATCAATAGTATCAAATAGTACAGCAGCAACATTTGGAAACTCTCCACAGAAAACAGGAGAGCCTGTAGATAGATTAAAAATATATTCAGGTAAAGGATTGGAGTTTGATGGAGTAAGTGATTCAATTTCATCTAGTCCTGACTTTATTGTTAATGCTACTAACTCTACAGCTTTTACTATAGCTTGTTGGGTTTATATAGATAATATTAGTAGTTCATATGTTATAACTGTACTAGACAAATTAGCAAATTCAAAGTATTTAGGAATACATGGCAGTAAATTACATTTTGGTGGATATTTAGGTTCTAGTAGTAGTGACTATTCAAATGTTAAAGGAACAAAATCAGATGATGATGCTCCTACAGGTAGATTTATTAGACTAGTTGGAACATATGATGGAAGTGAAGTTAGTTCAGGTTTTAAGCTATATGTAGATGGAGAGTTGATTTCACAATCTGCTGCTGAATCAAGTATATTTTCTGCAAATGTAAATAGTGATATATGTATAGGTAAAATAGATAGGTCTTCTAGTACAGCTGATTTTGCAGGAAAATTATGTGATTATCAATTATGGGATACTGTATGGAGTCTTGCTGATGTAACATATGATTATTTAAATCCTGAAAAATTAATATCATCTCAAAATCCAACTGATGATTTAGTATCTAATCTTAGAGTATGGTATCCTATGAATGATACAGGAACAACTAATTTACAAACAGTTGTGTTTGATGGAGCAGGTACTAATAACACTACAAAAGCTCATGGCACTACTACTTTTTTAGGTGATGAATTGTTTGATGCAACAGCTGCAGATGGTTCAGATGCAAGTTATTGGACATCAGGTGGAAATAGTGGTGTAGCAGTTGATAGTGGTGCAATTAAAATAACTAATGATAGTAATTCTTT